TGTAAAACTCCAGTAACGATTAACTTGCCATTATTTTCTTTAAAGGACTCGTCAATTTGTTGTGGGGTGATTTCAAACGGTAATACATCTACTATTAATTGTCTCATTTTATCCCTCTGTCTTTAATTTATTTATTTGATGGAATGTTCTCACCACTCCTATCTTTCCAAAAGTTGTTTCCATTTTTGACGTATGTGCAGCTGGATGTTTTGGTAGGCCACCCGATTGTGTTCCGCCGTGGTGTGGATTAATATGACCACCCTTTCCTGTAACCGTGTATCCGTTAACATCAAATGATTGTGGAGATCCATATTTACCTACTTTATGTGGTGTGTTAGCATCCAATCGAATAAATTTTGTTTTGTCTTCAATTAAGTCCTTTAGTGCCATTTTACCTCTCCTTTATTTAACTTCTCATTCTTATAATCTCATCTCTCACTTCTTTGAGATGTTTAATCCAACTGTCAATTTTTTCTATAGCTCTCACTTTGTCGAGCTTCCAAATTCCCCTCAACCATCTTTTTTGTAGCCAATTGGTTTTTAATAATCGAGACGCTACGGAATCCCGTTCTTTTTTCCATTCTTTGCCCATGACAAAAATATAATTTAATATAACTGACCAATCTTATTAGCTAACTTTACTAATCTTTCGCTTATCCTTTTTAAAGCTTTATGAGTATTTTTCCAATAATCCTGTGGAGATACTCCCATTTCATTTTTAAGTTTTACATTCATTTTTACAACTCTTTCTAATTCCGTGAGTTGATTCCTGACTTCCCGTATTGAACTTCCAATTTTTTGTCTTGGATTTCTATCAGGGTCATCTCTCCATTGATGATACTTCCCCTCTCCAAGTCTTTTCTTCCATAATACTTTAGCTAATTTGGGGTCAATTGATCTTGAATAAGTAGTTCCTACTAATGGATCAGTATGACCTTCATCATACCCCATTTTATTTTTCTTTTTATTCTTTTTGGGTTTAAATGCACGAGGAGTTTCGTATCCAGCGATATTAGCCGTAACAGAGGCTTCTTTTAATTCTTTCCGAATTAGCTCTCTAATTATTTCTCTTAACTTTTTAAGATCGACAGACATTTCGTAGCTCCTTGATCAATTCATAATATCTCATCAATGCTACAACCTGTTTGTCTTTTACAATTCTTCCCGCAGTTAATGAACCTGTTTGTTTTATAGCTTCAGTCAATTTAATCTTAGTAACTTTATCATCAACTTTCGGAATAAACCTTTTAAGAATCTTTGTTACATTTGCAACTTCATTCTTAATAAATTCATTTAATTTATTTGTATTGGAGATATTGCTAATATATTCTTTCAACAAATTCTTCTGCATAGAATTCAATGTTTTATATTTTTTGTTAAACTTATCAACTAAAATTTGATAGCTTAACAACCTTAAATCTTTTTCTTGTTTTTGATAGTGTTCAACTAATTTATTATCAATTGATTTTGGAACAACTTTTTTCCGAGTTATATGTTCTATAACACTATATCTACCTTGAGTTACTTCTTTTGGGTTGAATTCCCTTTTAGCAGATTCCATTTTGAATATTTTGTATATGGAGGCAAGAACTCTAAAATTAGGAATTCTGGCACGAAAAAAGTCTTCTAAAACAAATTGTTTCTTGATTTCCCTTAAAAGATTGTATTTTTCCCTTCTTAATATACTTTCATTAAGTTTCTTTCGTGCTTTTAATACTTCGTTAATCAGATAATTTGCTTTTGCCTCTGAACTATAGTTTTCTTCCATTAATACACGATATAATTGGTATTCTTTTCCAAGTTCTGTATCTTCTTTAAAGAACTTTTTAAATAATTTAACCGCCATCGGTGACTTTGTATCATTGAGCACATCGACAGTAATCTGTCTCGTCAATAATTCAAATAAAAGTCCTGTATTTCTTATCTTTTTATGCTTTATATCATTAGACATTTATCCACTCCAATATACTTATTCATTTATAAATATAAAAACTTCTTAAAATTAATCATCTGTGCCTTTCGATACTTCATTTTTATATTCTTCTTCTACATCTGCTGTCTCAAAAATAATCTTTTTCTCTGTTTTTCCAACTTTTCCACCAAGGCTTTTCTTCAAAGCATCATATTGAGCCAAAGCTATTCCACGTCCCATATATCCTTTATATTTTGGAGAACTACTTCCCCCCTTCTTCTTATCATGAGCTCCTAATGGATCTCTACCCCTTGCAGAACCATCTTTACCATATTTCGGGCCTTCTTTTGGTCTCCCACTTCCTGGCCAACCATCTTCGGGCATTTCCATATCTAATTCTCGTCCTGTTCTAGATATTCCAAACTTTTCCTTTTCTGACGCTAACTCATCTGGAGCCATTCCACCTGGTTCTTCACCTCCGCCTTGTTGCATAGAACCTTGAGTTCCAACTGCCTGATGACTCTGAACTGGGTCATTACCTTCAGTTTCTATTTGGTCCCATCTAAATTTGCGTTTCTGGTCTTTAATAATACCCAATCTTACCTCTTCCTTTTCCTCGTCTGTAAATTTAAACACGTGCTCATAAACCCACTCTGAATCTACTATTTTATCACTCATAAGACTTGCTGCTAGACCTTGTTTAGTACTCCAAAGTTCAAGTTTCTCTTGCTCATAAATCGTAGATGGATTTGTAAGATTTAATTCAAAATCTACTAGTTCTTCATTTTTATATCCTTGTGCAAATAGATGAACGATAGCTATTTTAGTCAATTCACTAATTGTTATTCTCTGAATTCTTTCAATAGTACGTGCAAACCTAACATCTTCTGCGGCAAGTGTAGCTTTAGAACCGACTTCCTCTTCATATCCAAGAAACGCTTTTGGAATTCTAAGAGCCGCTAACAATTTATTTCTAAGATATTCAATATCATCTATAGCATCATAAGTTAAACCTGGCAATGAATCAACCTGAGTTCCACTATCACCACCACGAACTGGCATGAAAAAGTCCTCTGTTACATTTTGTATATTATATCTCAAATTATATTCACCTGATGCATCATCAACAAATGGGGCCTTCTTCATCTTAGTTATAATTTTCTGCATGTAATTGTCAACTTCAGCCGGTGGAATATTACCTACATCAACTTTGAAAACTCTCTTCTCAGGTGCTCTCATAATACGATGAATTAACATAGCATCTTCCATCAACATTAACTGTTTCCATATCTTACGTGAAGATTCTATTGAAGATTTACCATACGGAATAAAATTTGCGTCAGATAAAAGTCTAAAGTGTGCAATTTCATAACTTTCAAATTCGTTTTCGTGAACACCAGATTTATTTCCTGTATGCTTTCTTTGCATTCCACCAAACCTATAATCTTCTGCTTCAACCGCGAATTTCACATAATAAGGATTTTCTATATCTTCACCTTCAATCCGAACTACATCATATGCGGAAACTGGAAATACATTTATAATTCCATATTTTTCTGCTATATCTAAATGTAAAAAGAAATCTCCATATTTACACATATTGCGAACCCAAGGCCATAAATTAAATTCTATATTCAATATATCATAAAAAAGATTATGTAAGATATCGTAAATATTTTCATTATCAGTATTAATTTCCAAAACATTTCCATATTCACTTTTCATAGTACTTTCGTCTGCATAAATGTCAAGTGCAGATGCAATAATTGGATCTTGATCCATTTGCTCATAATCCTTGAAAAGTCCAAGTCTCTGTTGTGCTTTATACTGTTGTTCTGCACGCAATGAAGATGACTGTATATTTGAATATAACTTTGTAAACCTATCTACAAGAAACCGCCTTGATAATGCCTGAGCTTGTTCTGTATCAGCGATTTTTAATCTTCGACCTCCAATATTCCGAACAACTACGTTTGTTGAAAAAAGTCGTTTTAATCTACTGTAAAAATCTTTGTCTGCCATTTTCTACCTCTTATTTAATTAACCAAGTTAAATCTTCTCGTTCTTTATTTGGACCAACTTCCATCTCCCATTCTTTTCCATAAGAAACGTCTTTTGGAGTATAAACCGCTTCATTTACCGCAATATTGCTTACTGTCTTTTTCATTAATTCAATTCCTTCTGACCTAAGCCTTAATGCCGTTTCTCTTATCCATAAACCTATTGCAAAACTCATCACAAGATCATCATTGTATCCTGCCATTGCTTCGGCTCGCTGTCCATTATAAATAAACACAAACAGTTCTTCAACCAATCTATGTGAATGAACTATTACGGATTTTTCACGAAAAAATTCTTCTAATTTTGCCACAACCAAAGGTCGTGTCTTCATTGACATTGTAAATCCAGGCACCATCTTCCTTTCAGCTAACCTGTGTTTGTTTGTCATTTGATTTTGAGTATCTACATACTGTAAATCTTTACTCATATAAAATAAATTTTTATAATCCCTATCAATCGCCTGTTGTATTGCTGCCCAACCAATCGCGGCATTTTCTATTACCAATAATGCATCATTATATTCAGTAGCTGTATTAACACAAAGGTTTCCAAAATCACGAGTTGAAATTTTACC